CCGAATTTTTGAAGGATACTGTTGATGGTGGTGGGGGGTGAATTGTGAGGGAGTTGGAGGAGGAGAAGCGGCAGCGCCGCTCGTTTGAGAAGGCTTCACTTATATTGTTGTTCTTGTCGCTTGTGTTGTTGGCGGTGGTTGCTGCGGGTGCTTTACGTTTCGGGGCTGTATCCTCTGAGCGGGATTCGGAGCAGGCTAAAGCCCAGTCTAATGGTACAGCCGCTAAAGGTTTAGCCAGCCGTGTGAAGCAGGTGTGTACCCAGGGTGGCGTGGAGTCTGCGCGGCTTCACCAGTCTGGCTTGTGTGTGGATGCTCAGCGTGTTGAGCGTAGCGTGCAGGGTGTTCCTGGCCCGGCTGGTGAGCGCGGCCCGCAAGGGCCCGCTGGTGTTGATGGCCGGGATGGTAGCAATGGTCCTGCTGGGCTGGTTGGCCCTGTTGGTCCGCAGGGTTCCCCGGGTTTGAATGGTGTGAAGGGTCCTGACGGGCTGCCCGGCGCTAACGGTTCGGATGGCCGTGATGGTGTTTCGGGCCGTGCAGGCGTGGACGGTGTGAACGGCGCTGATGGCAAGGATGGTCGTGATGGTTCGGCTGGTGAGCGCGGCGAGGTGGGCCCTTCGGGTCCTGCCGGCCCGCAAGGCGCACAGGGGGAGCGTGGTGAGCGTGGCCCCGCAGGTGTGAACGGATCCGACGGTAAAGACGGTAAGGATGGCGCTGATGGCCGTGATGGGCGTTCGGTGATATCGGTGTACTGTTCCGGGGGCCGCCTGGTTGTGAAATATAGTGACGGTACGGCCTCTATCGTGTCGGGTTCTGTGGCTTGTGAGAGTGTGAAACCGTCACCTGTGGTTACCGTATCATCCCATAGGTGAACAAGAAGAGGGAAGGGTGTTACTAGTGTTGATTGTGGTGTTTGGGGGTGGTGTGTGGTGAGATACATTCCAGCGGCGCATCACTCTGCCGGTTCGAATAGTCCGGTGAACAGGGTTGTGATTCATGCAACATGCCCGGATGTTGGGTTTCCGTCCGCCTCCCGTAAGGGTCGGGCAGTGTCCACGGCAAACTATTTCGCTTCCCCATCGTCTGGCGGTTCTGCCCATTATGTGTGTGATATTGGGGAGACTGTGCAATGCCTGTCCGAGTCTACGATTGGTTGGCATGCCCCGCCTAACCCGCATTCTTTGGGTATAGAGATTTGTGCGGATGGGGGTTCGCATGCCTCGTTCCGGGTGCCAGGCCATGCTTACACTCGTGAGCAGTGGCTTGATCCGCGGGTGTGGCCCGCGGTGGAGAGGGCTGCCGTGTTGTGTCGGCAGTTGTGTGATAAGCATGGTGTTCCGAAGAGGAAACTGTCTGTGGCTGATTTGAAGGCCGGTAAACGGGGTGTTTGCGGGCATGTGGATGTGACGGATGCGTGGCATCAGTCGGATCATGATGATCCGGGGCCGTGGTTTCCGTGGGACAAATTTATGGCTGTGGTGAATGGCCACGGCGGCGGTTCAAGTAGTGAGGAGTTGAGTATGGCTGATGTACAAGCGTTACATAATCAGATTAAACAGTTGTCGGCACAGGTGGCCCAGTCGGTGAATAAGCTGCATCACGATGTTGGTGTGGTTCAGGTTCAGAATGGTGATTTGGGTAAACGTGTTGATGCCTTGTCGTGGGTGAAGAATCCTGTGACGGGGAAGCTGTGGCGCAGCAAGGATGCTTTGTGGAGTGTCTGGTATTACGTATTGGAGTGTCGTAGCCGTCTTGACAGGCTCGAGTCTGCTGTCAACGATTTGAAAAAGTGATGGTGGTTTGTTGTGGGTAAACAGTTTTGGTTAGGTGTGCTGGAGCGGGCGTTAAAGACTTTTGTTCAAACGTTTGTGGCTGTGTTGGGGGTGACGGCGGGTGTCACGTATACTGCGGAGTCGTTTCGCGGTTTGCCGTGGGAGTCTGCCCTGATTACGGCCACGGTTGCTGCGGTCCTGTCGGTGGCTACCTCGTTTGGTAGCCCAGCGTTTGTGGCCGGTAAACCTAAAACTACGGTTGTGGATGCGGGTTTGGTTCCACCGGATGATCCCGGAATAGTGGAGCCTCACATGGTGGATGTGTCGGATCCTGGCATGATCGAGCCTGCAGATGATGCTGATCTTGGTGTAGGCTATGAGCCTCGGCGTGCTGCCGAGTCGGAGGTTGGCACGGTAGAGTCTACTGTTGCATAAGTGAGTATAGATGTGTGCCCCAGCGGTGCTGCCACGATTGTGTGGTGGTTGCCGCTGGGGCACTATTTTTGTATATTGCGGTGTGGCTATGATTCGTTGCTGTCGATGGTGTCTTCGAGCATCTGATACAGGTGGAGGCAGGTAGAGATCGTTTCGCTGGCCTGGTCGAGAACGTTCCGGCCGATAACGTTTTTGTGGTTGTCGCGGTGGCGGATGATAGCCCACATGATCTCGTCGGCTGCCGCCTGTAATAGTTTGGCCTGGTATGCGATTCCGGCGAGCCAGTCTAGTGCTTCCTGGCTTGCATAGGGGCTCTGGTTCTCGCTGTTGCCGCGGGTGTTGCTGTTGTTTGTGGGGTGTCCTGCACTGTCGCAGAACCATAGGATTTCGCTGCACTCGTCTAGCGTGTCTTGGTCGATAGCGAGATCGTCGAGGCTGACATTGTTGACGGTAAGGTTCACGTTGTCGAGGGAGATGGGTACACCGTACTGGTTTTCGACACTGTCAACAATGTTTTGTAGTTGTTGCATGTTGGTGGGCTGTTGTTGGACGATGCGGTGTATCGCTGTGTTGAGGGTGGTGTAGGTGATGTTGTGTGTGTTGTCCATGGTTTTTATGCCATTCCTTCGTTATCGTCTGGCATGTAGTATGTGCTGTTTGCGTACTCGGTTAACGTCATCAGTGTTTGGTCTGCCCACTGTTTCACAGTCTGCCTTGTCACTCCGAGTCTCTGGGCGGCTGTGGCGTAGGTTTGGTCGTATCCGTATACTTCCCGGAATGCTGCCAACCTAGCTAAATGTTTTCGCTGTTTGGATGGTTCACAGGTGAGTGTGTAGTCGTCGATGGCTAGCTGTAGATCGATCATGGTGACGATGTTGTTGCCGTGATGCTGGGGGGCGGTTGGTGGGGGTGGCATTCCTGGTTCGACGGATGGTTTCCATGGTCCGCCGTTCCAGATCCATTGGGCGGCTTGGATGATGTCGGCGGTGGTGTAGGTTCGGTTCACTTGGTCACCCCCTGAACATGTTGTCGAGGTTGTTGGTGTTGCTGGTGTCGAATCGTCCGACGCAGTGGCAGTAGTCGTACATGAGTTTGATAATGTGTTGGTGGTCTCCCAAATAGGTGTTTCCGCTGATGCTGTAGGTGGCTGTGCCGTCTTTGCTGATGGTGTATTTGGCGGTGATGGTTTCGGGGTTTTCGGTGTCGGTGATGATGGCTGTGGTGGTGGTGCCTACTGTTTGTAGCACGGTGGTTTGGGTTCCGTCGTCGATGGTGGTTTTAACCATGGTGTGTGTTCTCCCCTTTCAGTTGCTGGTTTGGTTGTCGGCTAGATGAATGATATCGGGTAAGGGTTTCGGCTGGTCGAGGTGTTGTATGGTTTTGTTGGCTAAACGTTTGGCTACCCTGTAACACATTTTGGTGTAGTGTTTGTTGTCTAGGTTGTGGTATTGTTCCCGCACCGCAATATATAGTAGGGAGTCTTGGTACAGGTCGTCTGCGCTGATTGCGGGGTAGTGTGCGGCTGTTTTGGTGCATGCCCGGTTGAGTGTGCGTAGATGATGGTCTGTGGCCCAAACCCACGATGCGGTGGTGGCGAGGTCTGCTTTGGTTGGTCGTCGGCTCATGGCATCTCTTTCATCGGGCTATCTGGTAGTTGTTTGGTGTTTTGTTGTTGATAGTGTAGCACACGAGTCCGGGGTTTCCGGTGGTGCCAGTCTTGTGCCGGTACCATGTGGATTCGCCTTCCATGGATGGGCATTGGATGAAGGTGCGTTGTCCTTGCTCGGAGATTTCTAGGTGGTGCCGGTGCCCGGCCATGAGAATATTAGATGTGGTGCCGTTGTGGAATTCTTGGCCGCGCCACCAATCATAGTGTTTGCCGGTGCGCCATTGGTGGCCGTGGGCGTGCAGGATGGTAGCCCCGGCTACGTCTACGGTGGTGGTCATTTCGTCTCGTTGGGGGAAGTGGAAGTGGAGGTTGGGGTATTGGTTGGTGAGTTGGTAGGCTTCTGCGATGGCGCGGCAGCAGTCCACGTCGAAGGAGTCGTCGTAGGTGGTGACTCCTTTGCCGAATCGTACGGCTTCTCCGTGGTTGCCGGGGATGGATGTGATGGTCACGTTTTTGCAGTGGTCGAATTGGTGGATGAGTTGCATCATGGCCATGCGGGTGAGCCTGATTTGTTCGGTCAGGGGGGTTTGTGTGCGCCAGGCGTTGTTGCCTCCTTGTGACACGTATCCTTCGATCATGTCGCCGAGGAATGCGATGTGGACTCGCTCGGGTTTGCCTGCTTGTTGCCAGTAGTGTTTTGCGACTATGAGGGTGTGTAGGTAGTCGTCGGCGAAGTGTGATGTTTCTCCGCCGGGGATGCCTTTGCCGATTTGGAAGTCTCCTGCCCCGATGACGAAGGCTGCGGTTCTGTAGTCGGTGCGGGTGTCTTGTTCGGGTTTTGGTGGCTGCCATTCGGCTAGTTTGTTGACGAGTTCGTCTACGGGGTAGGGGTTGGTTGCGGGTTGGTGGTCGATGATTTTTTGTATGGATCGGCCGGTTTCTCCGTTGGGTAAGGTCCATTCGGAGATGCGTGTGCGGCGTACGGTGCCGTTGGCTAGATTGTCGTCGATGGTGTCGATGGCGTTGTCGTGGTTGGCTAGTTGTGTGAGTAGCCGGTCTATGTTGTCTATCACTGGGTATCCTCTTCTGTTTGTGGGGTGGTGTTGGCTTGTTTGCGGCGGTAGTCTTTGATGACGGTGGCGGAGATGGGGTATCCGGCTTGGGTGAGTTGTTGTGCTAGCCAGGAGGCGGGTATGGACCTGTCTGCGAGCACGTCTGCAGCCTTATCACCGTAGCGTTGGATGAGGGTTTCAGTTTTGGTTGCCATGGTGTCCTATCGGTTGTGTGGTGGGCTGCCATCCTGTGCGGCAGTCGCCGTCGTGTCCTGGTTTGCGTGTGCACCACGATGTTGTTCCGTCTGTGTGGTGGAGTGTTTTTCCGCACATGACGTTTTGGAGATGCTCAGGCAGCTGGCCGCTGGCACCGCTGGTGTTGGTTTCGAGGAGTGTTTTTTGGTTGGTGAAGTGTTCGGATACTGTTCCGTTGTGGACGGATAGTATCCATGTTTTCCATTGTTGTTGTAGTCGGGTGTTCCAGTGGAATTGTTTGGCCGCGTTTTCGGCTTGTTTGGCGGTTTTGTAGTAGCCGACTAGTATGCGCTGGTGTTCACTGTCGGGTGGGTTTTGGCCTCGCCAGTATTGGGCGGCGACGGCGTACCTGTTGTTGTCGGTGAAGCGCTCCCAGCAGTATTCGATGATGTGTTGCAGTACACTATCGGTGATGTCTTGTGCCTGGTTTTCGTCGAGCCACTCGTCGACAATAATGTTGCGTATAGCTCGCTTGTCTTTGGTGGTGGGTTTGAACGAGATGCTCACAGTACGGGCCTGTCGTCTTGCATGAACTGGTTGAAGGTGTTGTTCCCGGCGTGTTGGGCTTGTGTGATTTGCTGGTCGGTCCAGTCTGGGTGTTGCTGTTTCAGATAGTTCCAGTGGCACGCATTGTAGGTTTCGTCTTGTAGCCGTGTGAGATGGTTTTCGGTGATGATTTGTTTCCACATTGTCCACGAGATGTCGAGTCGTTTGAGCATGTCGATGGCTGGCACGTTGAAGTAGTTGAGGAAGAGTATTTCGTGGGTGTAGTAGTTTTTCTCGTAGGCGTCCCATCCGCTTCGGTGCCTGTTGGGCTGGTTTTTGGGGTAGGCTTCCCGGCATACTTTGTGCAAACGCTTGGCCATGTCGTCGGGTAGTTTAATGTCGGGGTTGGCACGAATCATGGATCGCATCCCATCATAGGTGGTGCCCCAGGTGTGCATGATGTGGAGTGGGTCTTCACCATCAGCCCATTTTTCTGCACAGATGGCGAGGCGGATACGCCTCCTGGCGGCTTTGCTGGTGTTGCGCCGGTTGGGGATTGGGCACGTGTCGAGGGGGTCCATGATGTTTTAGTGTACCTTTCTTGAGGTGATGTTTGCTTTGTGTGGTTTTATTGTAGCACTGTGTTGAGGGCTTGTGTCAACCCTGTTTTTCCGGCCTGCAGGTAGGTGTCGGTGACATCCCCCAGGGTGAGGGGCACGTGGATGGCTTGGGGGAGCGCGGTTTGGATGGTTTGTGCCATCTGGTGGCCCGCTTTGTCTGGGTCTGACCATATGTAGATGTGGTCGTAGCCTTCGAAGAATTTGGTCCAAAAGTTTTGCCACGAGGTGGCGCCGGGTAGGGCTACTGCCGGCCATCCGCATTGTTCGAGGATCATGGAGTCGAATTCGCCTTCGCAAATGTGTATTTCGGCTGCCGTGTTGGCCATTGCGGCCATGTTGTAGATGGAGCCTGTGTCTCCTGCCGGGGTTAAGTATTTGGGGTGGTTGTGGGTTTTGCAATCATGCTGGAGTGAGCAGCGGAAACGCATTTTTCGTATTTCGGCTGGGCCGTCCCAGACGGGGTACATGTATGGGATGGTGATGCACTGGTTGTAGTTTTCGTGGCCGGGGATGGGGTCATTGTTGATGTATCCAAGGTGGTGGTAGCGGGCTGTTTCTTCGCTGATGCCTCTTGCTGAGAGCAGGTCGAGTATGTTTTCGAGGTGGGTTTCGTAGCGGGCTGAGGCTTTCTGGATTCGGCGGCGTTCCGCAATGTTGTAGGGGCGTATGCTGTCGTACATTCGGGTTTTCTTCTTCTAGTCGTTGTTGTAGCTTGTGAAGTCCTCCTCCGATACCGCATGTGTGGCAGTACCAGACGCCCTTGTCGAGGTTGATGCTCATGGAGGGCTGGTGGTCGTCGTGGAGTGGGCAGAGTATGTGTTGCTCGTTTCGTGACGGATTGTACCGTATCCGGTAGGTGTCGAGGAGGCGGCAGGTGTCAGAGGTGTGGGAGGAGCTCGTTGAGGGTTGATACCACATAGGCTTCGCTCCAGGGTTTGTTGCGCTGTTTCATGATGACGAGTCCGATAGTGGACTGGTTTTCGCGGTTTCGGTGTGTTTCGTAGTTGCGTGCCTCCCGGCTGGCTTGTTTCACGAATTCGGCGAGGTGTGGCTGTCCGGCTTTGGCTTCGATCACATAGGTTTTGTTGCCGGTTGTGAGGATGAGGTCGCCTTCGTCCTCGCGGCCGTTGAGGTGGAGGCGTTCGATATTGTGTCCGGTGTCGCGTAGCTGGTGTAGGAGTCGTGTTTCCCATTCTGCGCCGGCTCGGCGGTTGCGTGCCTGCTGTGTCGCCATAGTTTTTAGAGTCCTTTGTGTGTTGTGGTCATGTTCCAGGGCTGTTTTTCTACTAGGGGTCCGAAGAATGTGTATTCGGGGTAGGCTCTGAGCCGCTCATATTTTGTTCCGTCTGGGCTGGATTTGCCTGTGCGTTGTTTGAGTACTGCGATGCGTGCCTCTGCCGGGATGGTGAGGCCGTTGCCGTTGTCTTCGCCACCATACAGGGAGACTCCCAGGATGAGTTGTGGTTTTTCGGAGAGGCCGTTTTTGATTTCCCTCCGTGCTGGGGGGTGTTCGATGTCGGAGCCGGTTTTGTCGGTGGCGTGGTGTGTGACAATAATGGTGGAGCCAGTATCCCTACCTAATGCTGTGATCCATTGCATGGCTTCTTGCTGTGCCTGGTAGTCTGATTCGCAGTCTTGAATGTCCATCAGGTTGTCGATAACAATGAGTTGTGGGAAGGTGTTCCACATTTCCATGTAGGCTTGCAGTTCCATGGTGATGTCGGTCCAGGTGATGGGTGACTGGAATGAGAATGTGATGTGTCCGCCGTGGTGGATGCTGTCTCGATAGTATTCTGGCCCGTAGTCGTCGATGTGTTGTTGTATCTGTGTGGTGGTGTGTTGGGTGTTGAGTGAGATGATTCGTGTGGAGGCCTCCCAGGGTGTCATGTCCCCTGATATGTAGAGGGCGGGCTGGTTGAGCATCGCGGTGATGAACATGGCTAGCCCTGATTTTTGGCTGCCGGACCGCCCCGCGATCATGACCAAATCCCCTTTGTGGATGTGCATGTCCTGGTTGTCATATAGGGGTGCTAGTTGTGGTATGCGGGGCAGTTCGGCGGCTGTTTGGGAGGCTCTCTCGAAGGATCTTTGGAGAGAGAGCATCGGAGCCTTTATCTATCTATCGGTTGGGTGTGTTTTGGTGGTCAGATGGAGTCGATGTCGATGTCAGCATCAGTTGAGGCTGTGGTGTCGTCTAGCTGGCCGTTGTCGCGTTTGTCTACGTATTCGGCAACCTTATCGTAGATGGCGTCGTCGAGGGGTTTGAGGACGACCGCGTTGAAGCCGTTTTTGGTGCGCACGGTGGCGAGTTTGAAGGCCTGTTCTTCGCCGAGATAGGCTTCGAGGTCGCGGATCATGGAGTGTGGGCGGTCGTTGTTGCCGCGTGCTTTCTCGATAATGGCGTTGGGGATGGTTTCTGGGGTGCTGTTGTTGAGATCCTGGAGGGTGTGGAAGATTGTGACATCGGCGTAGATGCGATCGGCGGTCTGTCCACCGTAGCCTTCGGTGTTGTGTTCTACGTCGCGGATTTTGAAGGCGATGGCGGTGGCGTCCTGGTTTCGGGAGGGGTTGAAGAAGGTGCTGTTGCTGTTGTTGTTGTGGTAGTTGGCGAGTCCCATGATTGTTGTTTCCTTTACTGTTTTGTTGGTTTGTTTGTTGGTTTATCGGGTGAGACTGTTTCGTTTAGTGCGGAAAGCCTCGGATACGTCACTGTTACTGGTGATGATCTTTTTGTACTGTTTCAGAAGGTCGGCTAGCTGTGCCTTGCTTGTTGCATTGTTGATTTTGTTGATGACGATGCTGTTTTCTTTGGATGCGATGTTGTCCACGTAGTCTTTGGCTGCCTGGTTGTATCGGTCTTGGAGGATGATTGATGCGCTCGCTACGAGTGTTGCTAGATCCCAGTCTTTGGACACGTCATCGTTTTTGAGTCCGCCTAGCAGGTCGATGATGGCCTGTTTTGTCTGCTCCGCCGTGTCTCCGCGGATGACCGCCCATGGTGCAGCATAGTCTCCACCATATTTGAGTGTGATCGTGAGTCGATCATTGTCGATCTTGTCTTTATCGGTCATTTGGTGTCCTTTGCTTTATTGTCTGTTTCTGGTGGCTGTACGGTGGATTCTACCGGGTATCTGTACGAGTTTTTGCCGTTGACGGCCCAGCAGGCGTCTCGTACGGGGCATCCTTTACAGAGTGCTGTGACGTGTGGGACGAAGATGCCTTCGCTGATTCCTTTCATTGCTTGACTGTACATGGATGATACATGCCGGTAGGTGTTGTTGTCAAGGTCGTAGAGTTCGGTGGATGTGCCTTGTGTCGGGGACTTGTCGTCGTTACGGCTGGTGGCTGGCGTCCAAAACATGCCTTTTGTCACATCGTTGCCGTGTTGGTTGAGCATGTACCGGTATGTGTGCAGCTGCATACTGTCGGCGGGTAGACGGCCGGTTTTGAGGTCGAGGATGAAGGTTTCACCGGTGTCGGTGTCGGTGAATATTCGGTCAATATATCCGACTATTTTTGTGTCATCGTTCAGGATGGTTTCTACCGGGTATTCGATGCCCGGCTCGCCGTCAATAACAGCGATAGCATATTCTGGATGGTTGCGCCTCCAGTTTTTCCACCTGTCCACAAAGGTGGGGCCGTATATCATCCACCAGTCGTAGTCTTTTTTGTGTGGCCCGCCCGACTCGCACATGTTTTTGCATATTCTGCCGGAGGGTTTGATTTCTGTGCCTTCGGATTCGGCGAGGGCGACTTGGGTGTCGAAAATGTTTTTGAAGGATGAGAGTTTGTCTGGTAGTGCAGGGTATTCGGTGGGGTTGTACAGGTGGAGGTCGTATTGTTCGGTGATGTGGTGTATGGCGCTTCCGGCGATGGTGGCATACCAGGTGTGGTGTTGGGCGTGGTAGCCGTGGGATAGGCGCCATTTTTCTCCGCATTCGGCCCACTGGGTGAGTGAACTGTAGGAGATGTGGCCTGGATGGCCGATGGTTTTCGGATATTGTGCTAGAGGCATTACTTGTCGCCTTTGTGGGTGTTCCATGGGTTGCGGGTGTCTTGGCCGGCGTGGTGTTGCTGGTATGCGAGGAGTGCGAGACAGTGCCAGGCTGCGTGTGCTAGATGCGGTAGCCCGGATTCGTGGTCGAGGTTGTTGCCTTGCTGCCATGATAGTAGGTGCCTGTAGAGGGCGTCGACACTGTGGCTCCACGGGTATCCTCCGGTCCAGTTGTTGTCGCCGTATTTGGTGGCACCGTAGCCTGCTACTTCGCCGAGAGCGTGAAGGGATGCGGGGTCGATGAGTGAGAGGCGGCAGAGTTTCAATTCTTTTCGGGCTCCGGTGTTGGGGTCGGTGTACATGCGGGTGGGCTCATCCATGGGGTGTGTGCTCCTTAAGGGTGTGTTACTGGTTGGGGTTGTGGGCGAGTGCTACGGCGAGAATAATGATGGCGAGGGTTTCAGCGATGAGGATGGGTGTTGTGATCATTTAGTGTCTCGGGGATTGTTGGTGAGGGTGGAGGCGCCTAGGAGGGTGGTGAGGGCGCATGCGGCGATGATGGCGAGGGCGGCTTTGTGTGGGGTGCCGGTTGCGTACATCCATGTGATGATGCCGCCTTGGATCCAGGCGAGGCTGGTGAAGAACGTTTCGTAACTGTGCAGCTCAATGTTGTTGTTGGGTGTGTTCATGCTTGCTCCTGAAGAATGGTGTTGATGGTTTTATAAATGTTGTACAGGTCGGTTTCGATAGATAACAGTTGGTTGATTTGGTGGTCGAGATTGATGTCTGGGTTGAGGGTGTTGATGCGGGAGGCAATATCGGTGGCTGTGCGTAGCGTGCCGCCGGTGTGGTGAATAATGTGTGCCGTGTCGGCGAGTCCGGTGGTGACAGCGTAGTGGGAGAGGAGAGGCATAGCGGTCCTTGACGGGGTTACTGTTGCGGGTTGATGTTGAGGTCGGTGACGTGCGGGTGGTCTTCTGTTCCGGTGACGAGGCAGTGGACGGTGACGTGTAGTTTGGATGCGCCGGGCTGTTTCGCGGTTGCGCCGTAGACGATGGAGAAGGTGTCTTTACCGATGATTTTGTGGAGTTGGAGGTCGATGTCGGGGTTGCCGTTCCAGTTGACACCGTGTGCGGCGGCCTGTTGTTCGGCTTTGCGGTTGCAGGTGTGTGCTGCCGTAATCACGGTGAGTCCGGTTGCGGTTTCTTCACCCCTTGCCTGGGCCTGCTTGTGGGCTTTGGCCTGCTCGGCTTGTAGGGAGCGGGTGGCGGCTGCCTGCCGTGCCGCTTTCTCGGCTTTGCGCTGTTGGGTAGTCTTGGAGGTCCATTCGGTGTTGGCTGTGGTGGCCTGTGGGGCTGGCTGTGAGGCGAGTGGCGGATTGTCGTCTGGGGCTGGCATGAATGAGGCGGCGGCAATGATGGCGGCTGTGATGCCGGCGATGGTGTAGCCTTTTTTCTTGTTCATGACTGTTGTCCCCTTTCCGGGGTGTTGTTCGTTGCTGACATGATTAATCATGGTGTGGGTGGTGGCCTGTGTCAAGGCTGCGCTCAAATGTTGTGAGCGTTTGGTGTGTGGCTAGGGGTTTTATCGGGCGCACAGAGTGAGTAGGTGGCCAACGTTGATGCGGGTCACGTTCCAGTAGAGTTGTGTGGCTTCACCGCCGGTGAGCGGCTTCCACTCGTCATGGCTGAATACGGTGCCGTCAGTTGCGATGAATGTGTTGGGGCGTAGCTTGTGGAGTTCGGCTTCCACACTCTGTCGGTAGGCTTCGGCGAGGCCCTCAAAATCCATGTGGTCGCAGGAGAGGTTTTCGAGGCGTGTCAGGTCGAAGGGTGTGGGGCAGTCGTAGCTGGCGGGGGTGTAGAGCTGGGTGAAGTGGTTGGCGATCTTGTGCATGATGATGTCCTTTTCTTAACGTGGAGAGTGTTTGGGGGTTTATCGGGTGGATGCTTTGAGGATTGCGTCTATGTCGATCATGTCGATGAGATCGTGGAGTTCCTCGGCCTCATTCTCGGATAGGTGGCGCCAGTCGTAGTCGCCGTACACGGCACCGTCGAGGGTGACAGTCCACAGTGGCCGGATGAGTCGTATGGCTTCTTGTACTTTAGCGTGGTACATGCGGCGCACCATATCGAGATCGATGTCGTCTGAATGGTTTCCGGTGAGGCTGTGGAGGCTGAGTGGGTCGATTTCTGTCTGCCTGTAGAGGGATGTGAATGATGGTGTGATGAGTGTGCCATCCACGGGTGTGCTCCTTTTGGTGCTGTAGGGGTTGTTGTGGTTTCTAGGGTGTGTAGGTTGCGACCCCACAGTCAAGGTGGCGCTCAAACCCAGTGAGCGTTTCATGCTGGAGTGTCGGGTGTGACAGATGTCACTGAAGCCTTTATTGCCTCTCCCAGCGTCTCGAATCTTCTGGGGGTAGGATTATGCAGGGTTGACCCTGCTAGTCGATTCTAGGGCCCTTCTAGGGCGTCTCAGGGGTATGTCTGGGTGATAGCGGGTGTGGCAAGTGACGCAAACTGGAAGAGGGTGTTCAGTCGGGAGCACTAGATGGTCTGGCTGCACGAGTGCCTGAAGAACTCTTCGTTTATATGAGATATGTCACATCGCCTAGAGTCTAGGGACACCACAGACATCCACCAGTCTACCCTGCAGATGTCACAGGGGACAGGAATGCCTCTCTAAGGCGCATAAAGGCCCCTCTGAGGCTCTTGCACCCTCAACCCTAGGTATTTGTACCCCCAGACGATTCTGATCGATTCTAGAGCCCTTTTTGAGGCTTACACGAGAACAGCACCCAAGAACTAGTCCATCAACCCTTACCCTGGTTAGCTAAGCCTCAACTATGTGGACAGTGTGGGATACTGTGGGGGAAGAAGGACACGGTAAAAGAAAGAGGGGGGAGCATCAGCCTTCAAGCCTTAAGGTCTTAGCGCTTAGCACCGATGGTCTTAGCAGTTAGCACCGAGCCCCTCAAGGGCTCGGCATCAGCCCGAACAGGCACAGCCCTGAAAGGAGTACGCGCCATCAGGGAAGGCTTGAGAGTACGAGGAGCCCTAGCGACGAGTACTCGAAAGCCTGAGGGAAGACCATCAGCACTGATGGGCCTAGCGTGTTCGGAAAGGACACAAGGGTACAGTGTGACAGCTGTTCGGGAGTGAAACCCGTTCTGACTAGGGGTTTCAGCCTTAATCACCCTCAAAGGTTACAAGACTCTAAGAAAATTTAAGGAAAAGTTTAGGTTTAATTTTTGGACCTTTACTACCAAAAACACCCGTTTACACCCCTCAAACCCGCCTATAGAGCCAAATCCACCAGTTTGACTCATCCCAGGTGGGGTATGATAGGCTGGACAGGTAGCCAGCTGGACGCAAGGCCGAAATCCGCTGACGCGGCTTTCACCCTTACATCCATCAGTCTACCAAAGACTTAAAAGCTTAACAGCTAAGCGCTAAGCCCTTAAGACCTTAACACTTAGCACCGAGCCCTTGAGGGGCTCGGCATCAGTCTTAAAGCCTTAAACACTTAAAGTACATATAAAACTTTAAGAGCTTAACACTTAAGGTTATCAATAAACATTAAAGCTTTAAAGTCTTAAAGTAAATATATAACCTTAACAGTTAAACGTTTAAAGCTTTAAACCTTAACACCTAAGTTAAGTATAAAACCTTAAAGGCTTAGCACTTAAGGATATAAACTTTACATCAGTGTTTAAGACTTTAAAACTTAAAATAACTATTAATACTTAAAGGCTTATAAGCTTTAATACTTTAAGTAACTATAAAACCTTAAAGCTTTAAACACTTAAAGTAACTATAAGACTTTAAAGACCTTAAGTACTTAAAGTTAACCATCAGTATTAAACTTTAATATTATAACCTATAAGTCTTAAAGCTTATAAGTTATAATAATATAATATAAGTATTAAAGCTTATAAGTTATAAAAGTTTTAGAAGAGCTAAGGGGTTAACTTCTTTACTTCTCTTCTCTCTTCTCTTCTTTTCTTCATCAGGGGAGAAGAAGAACCTTTACCGTCAACGCTGATGGGCTTTCATCGTGTGACTCGTGTGCTTCTGGTCGCAAGCTCCCATCGCACACTCCCCACACTCTTACACCCGTGTCCCTTTACGGCTTAGCGTGTTCGGCTGAAGGCGTACGGCGTGTCACGCTCACACCCTTAACACCAGGTAAGACTTAAAGTACATACTATAAGTAGAAGACTTTAAAACCTTAAGGGTGTTCCCGCTTAGCCTGTGTCCTTCAACGCTAGGCGCTAAGTGCTAAGCTGTGAAACGCTAACACACATCCACCCCCTTTTTTCTTCCGTGTCCTTCTCTTTTGACACAGCTGGGGGGCGATGTGATCTTTCTCACACCCATGGGGGTAGTGGAGAAAACAACCACCCCGACACACACAGAACACCCCCCTTAAACGAACAAAACAGACCCTAGGATCGAACAGCAGGGCACCGGTAGAGTATTCATACCCCCAACGGTTTCCAGGCCGTTACAGGAGTCATGAGAGACCCACAGGCTACCATAGGTGATCGGAGGCGCAATGGCACACACCAACCGCACCGCATCCTCCGCACACCGGCGCTGGCGGCAACGACTCATCACCCAAGCCCGACAACAAGGCCAAACCGAATGCCCACTCTGCGGAGCCACCATCACCTGGGACACACACCAGCTGCCAACCAGCCCCGAAGCCGACCACATCACACCCGTCAGCAGGGGAGGACTCAACACCCTCGACAACGGGCAAATCATCTGCAGAACATGCAACAGAAGCAAAGGCAATCGCAGCGAACCAAACATCAAATTCCAACAACAAACCACAAAAACATTGATTCCATGGTGACAAACCCGCCAACCCCCACCGGGGAAACCCCCTGCACACCCGTGCAAGACCTCGTACGGCTTAGTGAAATACCTCCCTTTTGTGGTTTTGTCTGTTTGTCGACTTTTTGTGTTGGTGGTGAGTGTTGTGCAGCCTGAGCTTCCTGAGGGACACGATTGGTGTGGGGAGACGCGTCGTTGGTGGCGTGTGTGGGGTGAGGACAGTCGCGCGCCGTATGTGTCGGATGAGGAGTGGCTGTTTCTTATGGATGCTGCGGTGATTCATGATGTGGTGTGGCGTGAGGGTCGCGCGGATTTGGTGGCTTCGCTTCGTGCTCATGTGAAGGCTTTTATGGGCATGTTGGATAGGTATTCGGTTGATGTGGCGTCTGGTGGCCGTGGTGGGGGTTCTGCGGTGGCGATGATTGACCGGTATAGGAAGTGTAGGGGGGCCTGAGTAGGTGTCTGGTGTTGTTGGGTCTCAGGTGCCTCGTCATCGTGTGGCTGCGGCGTATTCGGTGTCTGCTGGCGGGGATGCGGGTGAGCTTGGTAGGGCTTATGGGTTGACGCCTGATCCGTGGCAGCAGCAGGTGTTGGATGATTGGCTTGCTGTGGGTGGTAATGGCAGGCTTGCTTCGGGTGTGTGTGGGGTGTTTGTGCCTCGCCAGAATGGCAAGAATGCTATTTTGGAGATTGTGGAGTTGTTTAAGGCGACTATTCAGGGTCGCCGTATTTTGCATACGGCTCACGAGTTGAAGTCGGCTCGTAAGGCGTTTATGCGGTTGAGGTCGTTTTTTGAGAATGAGCGGCAGTTTCCTGACTTGTATCGTATGGTGAAGTCGATTCGTGCGACGAATGGCCAGGAGGCTATTGTGTTGCATCATCCGGATTGTGCCACGTTTGAGCGTAAGTGTGGTTGTCCGGGTTGGGGTTCGGTTGAGTTTGTGGCTCGTTCTCGGGGTTCTGCTCGCGGTTTTACGGTTGATGATTTGGTGTGTGATGAGGCTCAGGAGTTGTCGGATGAGCAGTTGGAGGCTTTGCTTCCTACGGTAAGTGCTGCCCCGTCTGGTGATCCGCAGCAGATTTTCCTTGGCACGCCGCCTGGGCCGTTGGCGGATGGTTCGGTTGTGTTGCGTTTGCGTGGGCAGGCGCTTGGTGGCGGTAAAAGGATTGCGTGGACGGAGTTTTCGATTCCTGACGAGTCTGATCCGGATGATGTGTCGCGGCAGTGGCGGAAGTTGGCTGGGGATACGAATCCAGCCTTGGGTCGCCGCCTGAATTTCGGGACGGTGAGCGATGAGCATGAGTCGATGTCTGCTGCCGGGTTTGCTCGGGAGCGGCTTGGCTGGTGGGATCGTGGCCAGTCTGCTTCGTCGGTGATACCAGCCGATAAGTGGGTTCAGTCGGCTGTGGGTGAGGCGGCTCTGGTTGGCGGGAAGGTTTTTGGTGTCTCGTTTTCTCGCTCGGGGGATCGTGTCGCGCTAGCTGGTGCTGGCAAGACTGATGCTGGGGTTCATGTTGAGGTTATTGATGGCCTGTCTGGCACGATTGTTGATGGTGTGGGCCAGCTGGCTGACTGGTTGGCGTTGCGTTGGGGTGACACTGAAAAGATCATGGTTGCCGGGTCTGGTGCGGTGTTGTTGCAGAAGGCGTTGACGGATCGTGGTGTTCCGGGTCGTGGCGTGATTGTGGCTGATACTGGGGTGTATGTGGAGGCGTGTCAGGCGTTCCTGGAGGGTGTAAGGTCTGGTGTGGTTTCTCACCCTAGGGCTGATTCGAGGCGTGACATGTTGGATATTGCTGTGAGGTCGGCTGTGCAGAAGAAGAAGGGTTCTGCGTGGGGTTGGGGTTCCTCGTTTAAGGATGGTTCTGAGGTTCCTTTGGAGGCTGTGTCTTTGGCTTATCTTGGTGCGAAGATGGCGAAGGCTAGGCGGCGTGAACGGTCTGGTAGGAAGCGGGTGTCTGTGGTATGAACTCGGATGAGTTGGCTCTGATTGAGGGCATGTTTGATCGTATCCAAAGGTTGTCTTCGTGGCATTGCCGTATTGAGGGCTACTATGAGGGCTCTAATCGGGTGCGTGATTTGGGGGTGGCTATTCCGCCGGAGTTGCAGCGTGTGCAGACGGTGGTGTCGTGGCCTGGTATTGCTGTGGATGCTTTGGAGGAGCGTCTGGATTGGCTTGGCTGGACTAATGGTGACGGCTACGGTCTGGATGGTGTGTATGCTGCGAATCGGCTTGCTACGGCGTCGTGTGACGTTCACCTTGATGCACTGATTTTTGGGTTGTCGTTTGTGGCGATCATTCCCCAGGGGGATGGGTCGGTGTTGGTTCGTCCGCAGTCGCCGAAGAATTGTACTGGCCGGTTTTCGGCTGACGGGTCTCGTCTGGATGCTGGTCTTGTGGTGCAGCAGACGTGTGATCCTGAGGTTGTTGAGGCTGAGTTGTTGTTGCCTGATGTGATTGTTCAGGTGGAGCGGCGTGGGTCTCGTGAGTGGGTTGAGACGGGCCGTATACCGAATGTGTTGGGTGCTGTTCCGTTGGTGCCTGTTGTGAATCGTCGCCGTACGTCGAGGATTGATGGCCGTTCGGAGATCACTCGGTCGATTAGGGCTTACACGGATGAGGCTGTGCGAACACTGTTGGGGCAGTCTGTGAATCGTGACTTCTACGCCTATCCGCAAAGGTGGGTTACGGGTGTGAGCGCGGATGAGTTTTCGCAGCCTGGCTGGGTGTTGTCGATGGCTTCTGTGTGGGCTGTTGATAAGGATGATGATGGTGACACTCCGAATGTGGGGTCGTTTCCTGTGAATTCTCCTACACCGTATTCGGATCAGATGCGTTTGTTGGCGCAGTTGACGGCTGGGGAGGCTGCGGTTCCGGAGCGCTATTTCGGGTTTATCACGTCTAACCCGCCGTCTGGTGAGGCGTTGGCTGCCGAGGAGTCTCGGCTTGTGAAGCGTGCCGAACGCAGGCAGACGTCGTTTGGTCAGGGTTGGCTGTCGGTTGGTTTTTTGGCTGCCAGGGCGTTGGATTCGAGTGTTGATGAGGCCGCGTTTTTTGGTGATGTTGGTTTGCGTTGGCGTGATGCTTCGACGCCGACTCGGGCGGCTACGGCGGATGCTGTGACGAAGCTTGTTGGTGCCGGTATTTTGCCGGCGGATTCTCGGACGGTGTTGGAGATGTTGGGTTTGGATGATGTGCAGGTTGAGGCTGTGATGCGTCATCGTGCTGAGTCGTCTGATCCGTTGGCGGCGCTGGCTGGGGCTATTTCTCGTCAAACTAACGAGGTTTGATAGGCGATGGCTTCGGGTGCTATGTCGAGGCTTGCTGCGACTGAGTATCAGCGTGAGGCGGTCAGGTTTGCTGGGAAGTATGCGGGCTATTATGCCGAGTTGGGTCGTTTGTGGCGTGCGGGTAAAATGTCGGATGCGCAGTATGTGCGTTTGTGTGTGGAGTTGGAGCGTGCCGGCCATGATGGTTCGGCGTCGTTGGCTGCCAGGTTTGTGTCGGATTTTCGGAAGCTTAACGGTGTGGATCCTGGTTTGATTGTGTATGACGAGTTTGATGCTGCGGCGGCTTTGGCTAGGTCGTTTTCGACTATGAAGATTCTTAAGAGTGACCCGGATAGGGCGAATGACACGATTGGTGCGATGGCGGCGGGTTTTAATCGGGCTGTGATGAATGCTGGCCGTGACACGGTTGAGTGGTCTGCGGGTGCGCAGGGTAGGTCGTGGCGCAGGGTGACTGATGGTGATCCGTGCGCGTTTTGTGCCATGTTGGCTACGAGGTCGGATTATACGACGAGGGAGCGGGCGCTTACTACTGGTCATACTCGGCGTCATAAGCGTGCCGGTAGGCGTCCGCTTGGTTCGAAGTATCATGATCATTGTGGTTGTACGGTGGTTGAGGTTGTTGGCCCTTGGGAACCAAATAGGGCTGATGCCGCATATCAGAGGACGTATGAGAAGGCCCGTGAGTGGGTTGATGATCACGGGTTGCAGCAGTCGCCTGGCAATATTTTGAAGGCTATGCGTATTGTTGGCGATATGCGATAATTTGATGTGGTTTCCGGTTGTGTGCCGCCGGTTATCGGTGCACAGGGTTGTCTCCCGCACGGGGGTCAACAATGTTGTGTTGTTTTCCGCAAGGAGTGTAGGGTTAGGCTATGGCCGATCAGAGTGTTGAGGAACAGAATGTTGACAATGATGTTGTGGAGTCCGGAAAGGATAACGGCATTGTTGATACAGTAAAAGACGATGGCGGGCAGGAGGTAGCCGACAATCAGTTGAAGAATGAAGGCGAGGGTAAATCGCCGGGGACTGATTGGAAGGCGGAGGCCCGTAAGTGGGAGTCTCGTGCTAAAAGTAATTTCGCCGAGTTGGAGAAGCTTCGCGCCTCGGATGGTGATGCGGGGTCTGTGATTGATGATCTTCGCCGCAAGAATGAGGAACTCGAAGACCGGATTAATGGGTTTGTTCTTGAGGGTGTGAAGCGTGAGGTGGCTGCCGAGTGTGGCCTGTCGGGTGATGCGGTCGCTTTCTTGCACGGTGGCGATCGTGAAGCATTGGTGGAGTCTGCTAAGGCTTTGAAGGGTTTGATCGACCATAGTGGTGGTGGCGCGGGTGTGCGCCGTCTTGCGGGGAGTGCCCCCGTTGATGATGTTAAACGACGTGAGGGTGTCGCGTTTGTGGATGCTCTTGTCAATAATTCTAGGAGATGATTTCTGATGGCTGACGATTTTCTTTCTGCAGGTAAGCTTGAGCTTCCTGGTTCTATGATTGGTGCGGTTCGTGACCGTGCTATCGATTCTGGTGTTTTGGCGAAGCTTTCGCCGGAGCAGCCGACTATTTTCGGCCCTGTTAAGGGTGCCGTTTTTTCTGGTGTTCCTCGCGCCAAGATTGTTGGCGAGGGTGAGGTTAAGCCTTCCGCTTCGGTTGATGTTTCGGCGTTTACTGCGCAGCCTATCAAGGTTGTGACTCAGCAGCGCGTAAGCGACGAGTTTATGTGGGCTGACGCCGATTACCGTCTGGGTGTTTTGCAGGATCTGATTTCGCCCGCTTTGGGTGCTTCGATTGGTCGCGCCGTGGATCTGATTGCTTTCCACGGTATTGATCCTGCCACTGGGAAGCCTGCCGCGGCTGTCAAGGTGTCGCTGGATAAGACGAAGAGGACGGTTGATGCCACCGATTCCGCTACGGCTGATCTGGTCAAGGCTGTCGGCCTTATCGCTGGGGCTGGTTTGCAGGTTCCTAACGGTGTTGCTTTGGATCCGGCGTTCTCGTTTGCTCTGTCTACTGAGGTGTATCCGAAGGGGTCTCCGCTTGCCGGTCAGCCTATGTATCCTGCCGCCGGGTTTGCTGGTTTGGATAATTGGCGTGGGCTGAATGTTGGTGCTTCTTCGACTGTTTCGGGTGCCCCGGAGATGTCGCCTGCCTCTGGTGTTAAGGCTATTGTTGGTGATTTCTCTCGTGTTCATTGGGGGTTCCAGCGTAACTTCCCGATCGAGCTGATCGAGTATGGTGACCCGGATCAGACTGGCCGTGACTTGAAGGGCCATAATGAGGTTATGGTTCGTGCCGAGGCTGTGCTGTATGTTGCGATTGAGTCGCTTGATTCGTTTGCTGTGGTGAAGGAGAAGGCTGCACCGACTCCTCCTCCGGCTGGTAACTGATACAAGATAAGCGAATGTGTACTGTGTGCAGGGGGTGGTGTTGATGGGTATCATTTTGAAGCCTGAGGATATTGAGCCTTTCGCCGATATTCCTAGAGAGAAGCTTGAGGCGATGATCGCTGATGTGGAGGCTGTAGCTGTCAGTGTCGCCCCCTGTATCGCTAAACCGGATTTCAAATATAAGGATGCCGCTAAGGCTATTCTGCGCAGGGCCCTGTTGCGCTGGAATGATACCGGGGTTTCGGGTCAGGTGCAGTACGAGTCTGCGGGCCCGTTTGCTCAGACTACACGGTCGAATACTCCCACGAATTTGTTGTGGCCTTCTGAGATTGCTGCGTTGAAGAAGTTGTGTGAGGGTGATGGTGGGGCTGGTAAAGCGTTCACTATCACACCGACCATGAGGAGTAGCGTGAATCATTCTGAGGTATGTTCCACGGTGTGGGGTGGCGGCTGTTCGTGCGGGTCGAATATTAACGGCTACGCTGGCCCTTTGTGGGAGATATGATATGACCAGTTTTCCTTACGGTGAAACGGTTGTGATGCTTCAGTCGACTGTTCGTGTCGATGATCTTGGCGACAAGGTGGAGGATTGGTCTAAGCCTGTCGAGACTGTGTTCCATAACGTGGGCATCTATGCTTCCGTTTCGCAGGAGGATGAGGCCGCGGGGCGTGACTCTGATTATGAGCATTGGTCGATGCTTTTCAAGCAGCCTGTCAAGGGTGCCGGTTATCGTTGCCGGTGGCGTATTCGGGGTGTTGTGTGGGAGGCTGACGGGTCTCCTATCGTGTGGCATCACCCCATGTCCGGTTGGGATGCTGGTACGCAGGTTAATGTGAAGCGCAAGAAGGGCTGATGGGTTGTGGCTCAGGATGTGAATGTGAAGCTGAACTTGCCGGGTATTCGTGAGGTGTTGAAGTCTTCTGGGGTGCAGTCGATGTTGGCTGAGCGTGGCGAGAGGGTGAGGCGTGCGGCTTCGGCGAATGTGGGCGGTAATGCTTTTGATAGGGCCCAATACCGTAATGGTTTGTCGTCGGAGGTGCAGGTTCACCGTGTTGAGGCTGTGGCCCGTATTGGCACCACCTATAAGGGTGGTAAAAGGATTGAGGCGAAGCATGGCACGTTGGCGAGGTCGATTGGGGCTGCGTCGTGATCGTCTACGATGATCCCAGGAAGTGGGCTAAACGTGTCCTGGCGGATGATGGCTGGCTGTCCGATATACCTTGTACTGGGACGGTGCCTGAGGATTTCAGCGGTGATCTGATTTGGTTGGCGTTGGATGGTGGCCCGCAGTTGCATGTGCGTGAGCGTGTGTTTTTGCGTGTGAATGTGTTTTCTCATACGCCTGATAGGGCTATGTCTTTGGCGCGTCGTGTTGAGGCTGTGCTGGCTGATGGTGTGGACGGTGACCCTGTGGTGTACTGTAAACGGTCTACTGGTCCTGATTTGCTGGTTGATGGTGCACGTTTTGATGTGTATTCGCTGTTCGAGCTGATATGTAGGCCTGTCGAATCTGAGTAAACGTATTTGTTTTTGTTTTAATGTAATTGTTTGATATTTAATGGGGGTTGTGATGGCTGCAACACGTAAAGCGTCTAATGTTCGTTCAGCGGTTACTGGCGACGTTTATATTGGTGACGCGCACGCGGGTGATACTATTAAGGGTGTGGAGGCGGTTCCTTCCGGGCTTACAGCTTTAGGGTATCTGTCTGATGACGGGTTTAAGATTAAGCCTGAGCGTAAAACGGATGATTTGAAGGCTTGGCAGAATGCGGATGTTGTTCGCACGGTTGCTACCGAGTCTTCTATCGAGATTTCTTTCCAGCTGATCGAGTCTAAGAAGGAAGTTATCGAGCTGTTTTGGCAGTCGAAGGTTACTGCCGGATCCGATTCGGGTTCGTTTGATATTTCTCCTGGTGCCACCACTGGCGTACATGCTTTACTGATGGATATTGTTGATGGGGATCAGGTTATTCGCTACTATTTCCCTGAGGTTGAGCTGATCGATCGTGACGAGATCAAGGGTAAGAATGGCGAAGTGTACGGGTATGGTGTGACGTTGAAGGCTTACCCTGCCCAGATTAACCATAAGGGTGATGCGGTGTCTGGTCGGGGGTGGATGACGGCTTTAAAAGCTGATACTCCCCCGACTCCTCCTCCGGCCCCGGTTCCTCCGAAGCCTCAGCCGGATCCGAATCCGCCGTCCGAGAACTGATACACGATTTTAGGGGATTGTTGATAGATGAGTGACACAGGTTACACGTTGAAGATTGGTGACCGTAGCTGGGTGTTGGCGGATGCGGAGGAGACGGCTCAGGCTGTTCCTGCCCGCGTGTTTCGCCGGGCCGCTAAGATTGCCCAGTCGGGGGAGTCTGCGGATTTCGCCCAGGTTGAGGTGATGTTTTCTATGTTGGAGGCTGCCGCCCCAGCGGATGCGGTGGAGGCCCTGGAGGGGCTTCCTATGGTTCGTGTGGCGGAGGTTTTCCGTGAGTGGATGGAATACAAGCCTGACGGTAAGGGTGCCTCGCTGGGGGAATAGTTTGGCTCCACGGCCTGATTGATGATTATCGTGGGGCCATCGAATACGATTTCCGCACCAAGTTTGGTGTTTCTGTTTATAGTGTTGGTGGCCCGCAGATGTGTTGGGGTGAGGCTGTCCGGCTGGCTGGCGTGTTGTGTACCGATACGTCTAGCCAGTTGGCGGCCCACCTGAATGGTTGGCAGCGCCCGTTTGAGTGGTGTGAGTGGGCGGTGTTGGACATGTTGGATCATTACAGGTCTGCTAATAGTGAGGGGCAGCCGGAGCCTGTGGCGAGGCCTACGGATGAGCGTAGGGCCCGGTTTACCTCTGGGCAGGTGGACGATATTTTGGCGCGTGTTCGTGCCGGTGGCGGGGTGTCTCGCGAGATTGATATTATGGGGTGAATAGTGTATGTCTGGTGAGATTGCTTCCGCATATGTGTCGTTGTATACGAAGATGCCTGGCCTTAAAAGTGATGTTGGTAAACAGTTGTCGGGTGTGATGCCTGCTGAGGGTCAGCGTTCGGGTAGCTTGTTTGCTGGCGGGATGAAGTTGGCGCTTGGTGGTGCGGCGATGATGGGTGCCATCAATGTTGCTAAGAAGGGCCTCAAGTCTATCTATGATGTGACTATTGGTGGCGGTATAGCTAGGGCGATGGCTATTGATGAGGCTCAGGCTAAACTGACTGGTTTGGGTCATACGTCGTCTGATACGTCTTCGATTATGAATTCGGCTATTGAGGCTGTGACTGGTACGTCGTATGCGTTGGGTGATGCGGCTTCTACTGCGGCGGCGTTGTCTGCTTCGGGTGTGAAGTCTGGCGGGCAGATGACGGATGTGTTGAAGACTGTCGCCGATGTGTCTTATATTTCGGGTAAGTCGTTTCAGGATACGGGCGCTATTTTTACGTCGGTTATGGCCCGCGGTAAGTTGCAGGGCGATGACATGTTGCAGCTTACGATGGCGGGTGTTCCTGTGCTGTCTCTGTTGGCTAGGCAGACTGGTAAAACCTCGGCTGAGGTGTCGCAGATGGTGTCGAAGGGGCAGATTGATTTTAACACGTTTGCGGCTGCGATGAAGCTTGGCATGGGTGGTGCTGCGCAGGCGTCTGGTAAGACGTTTGAGGGCGCTATGAAGAATGTTAAGAGCGCCCTGGGTTATTTGGGTGCTACGGCTATGGCCCCGTTTTTGAACGGCCTGCGGCAGATTTTTGTTGCGTTGAATCCGGTTATTAAGTCTATCACGGAGTCTGTGAAGCCTTTGTTTGCGTCGGTGGATCAGGGGATTCAGCGGATGATGCCGTCTATTTTGGCGTGGATTAACCGTATGCCGGCTATGATCACTCGAATGAATGCACAGATGCGCGCCAAGGCGGAGCAGTTGAAGGGCATTTTTGCGAGGCTGCATTTGCCTGTTCCTAAGGTGAATTTGGGTGCCATGTTTGCTGGCGGCACCGCAGTGTTCGGTATTGTTGCTGCGGGTGTTGGGAAGCTTGTTGCGGGGTTTGCCCCGTTGGCTGTGTCGTTGAAGAATCTGTTGCCGTCGTTTGGTGCTTTGAGGGGTGCCGCTGGGGGGCTTGGCGGCGTGTTTCGCGCCCTGGGTGGCCCTGTCGGTATTGTGATCGGCTTGTTTGCTGCCATGTTTGCTACGAACGCCCAGTTCCGTGCCGCTGTGATGCAGCTTGTGGGGGTTGTTGGCCGGGCTTTGGGGCAGATTATGGTCGCCTTGCAGCCACTGTTCGGTATTGTTGCTGGCGTGGTTGCCAGGTTGGCGCCAGTGTTCGGCCAGATTATCGGTATGGTTGCTGGTTTGACTGCCCGGCTGGTGCCTGTTATTGGTATGCTTATTGCCCGGCTGGTTCCTGTTATCACCCAGATTATTGGTATGGTAACCCAGGTTGCTGCCATGTTGTTGCCTATGCTGATGCCGGTTATTCAGGCTGTTGTTGCTGTGATACGGCAGGTTATTGGTGTGGTCATGCAGTTGATACCTGTTTTGATGCCGGTTGTGCAGCAGATTTTGGGTGCTGTCATGTCTGTTTTGCCGCCGATTGTTGGTTTGATACGGTCGCTGATACCGGTGATCATGTCGATTATGCGTGTGGTGGTGCAGGTTGTTGGCGCCGTGCTACAGGTGGTGGCCCGTATTATTCCGGTTATTATGCCGATTTATGTTTCGGTGATTGGATTCATTGCCAAGATTTATGCTGCGGTTATCGTTTTTGAGGCTAAGGTTATTGGCGCTATTCTTCGTACTATTACGTGGATTGTGAATCATTCAGTGTCTGGCGTGAGGTCTATGGGTACGGCCATCCAGAATGGCTGGAATCATATCAAATCGTTTACGTCTGCGTTTATGAACGGTTTTAAGTCGATCATTTCTGGCGGTGTTGCCGCGGTTGTGGGGTTTTTTACGCGGCTTGGTTTGTCGGTTGCCTCCCATGTGAGGTCTGGTTTTAACGCGGCTCGTGGCGCTGTTTCGGCTGCGATGAACGGGATTCGGAGTGTTGTGTCTTCGGTGGCGTCTGCTGTTGGCGGGTTTTTCAGTTCGATGGCGTCTCGTGTTCGGAATGGTGCTGTGCGCGGGTTTAATGGTGCCCGGAGTGCGGCAGCTTCCGCTATGCATGCTATGGGGTCCGCTGTGTCTAGTGGTGTGCATGGTGTGCTGGGTTTTTTCCGGAATTTGCCTGGCAATATTAGGGGCGCCTTGGGTAGTATGGGCTCCCTGTTGGTGTCTGCTGGCCGTGATGTGGTGGCCGGTTTGGGTAACGGTATTAAGAATGCTTTGAGTGGCCTGCTGGATACGGTGCGTAATATGGGTTCTCAGGTTGCTAATGCTGCGAAGTCGGTGTTGGGTATTCATTCCCCGTCGAGGGTGTTTCGTGACGAGGTTGGCCGTCAGGTTGTTGCCGGTTTGGCTGAGGGTATTACTGGTAATGCGGGTTTGGCGTTGGATGCGATGTCTGGTGTGGCTGGTCGGCTGCCTGATGTGGTGGATGCCCGGTTTGGTGTGCGATCGTCTGTGGGCTCGTTTACCCCGTATGACCGGTATCGGCGTGCGAGTGAGAAGAGTGTTGTGGTGAATGTTAACGGGCCCACGTATGGTGATCCTAACGAGTTTGCGAAGCGGATTGAGCGTCAGCAGCGTGACGCTTTGAACGCTTTGGCTTACGTGTGATTGGGGGTGTGGTTCATGTTTCTTCCTGACCCGTCTGATCGTTCTGGTTTGACTGTTACCTGGTCTATGGATCCGCTGTTTGGCGATGAGCGTGTGCTTCATTTGACGGATTATACGGGGTCGTCTCCGGTGATGTTGTTGAATGATTCGTTGCGCGGTTTGGGTGTTCCTGAGGTGGAGCATTTTTCTCAAACTCATGTTGGGGTGCATGGCTCGGAGTGGCGCGGGTTTAATGTGAAGCCTCGCGAGGTGACGTTGCCTGTCCTGGTGTCGGGTGTTGGTGTGGATCCTGTGGGCAGGTTTCGTGACGGTTTCATGAAAGCCTATGACGCGTTGTGGTCTGCTTTTCCCCCGGGCGAGGAGGGTGAACTGTCGGTGAAGACTCCTGCCGGCAAAGAGCGTGTGCTGAAGTGCCGGTTTGATTCGGCTGATGACACGTTTACGGTGGATCCGGTGAACAGGGGTTATGCGCGTTATCTGTTGCATTTGACGGCTTATGACCCGTTTTGGTATGGGGATGAGCAGAAGTTTCGTTTCAGTAACGCGAAGTTGCAGGATTGGTTGGGTGGCGGCCCTGTTAATAAGAAGGGTACCGCTTTTCCTGTGGTGTTAACGCCTGGTGTGGGCTCGGGCTGGGATAACCTGTCCAATAAGGGTGATGTGCCTGCGTGGCCTGTGATTCGCGTTGAGGGCCCGTTGGAGTCGTGGTCTGTGCAGATTGATGGTTTGCGTGTGTCTTCGGATTATCCTCTCGAGGAGGGTGAGTGGATCACTATTGATACGGATCCTCGTAAGCAGTCTGCGTTGTTGGACGGGTTTGAGGATGTGATGGATCGTTTGACGGAGTGGGAGTTTGCGCCTATTCCTCCGGGTGGTTCGAAGAGTGTGAATATTGAGATGGTTGGTTTGGGTGCCATTGTTGTGTCGGTGCAGTACAGGTTTTTGAGGGCTTGGTGAATGGTTGATGGCTGGTCTTGTTCCGCATGTAACATTGTTTACGCCGGATTATCGCCGTGTGGCGCCTATCAATTTTTTTGAGTCGTTGAAACTGTCGTTGAAGTGGAATGGTTTGTCCACTTTGGAGTTGGTGGTGTCTGGTGATCATTCCAGGCTTGACGGGTTGACGAGGCCGGGTGCACGGCTGGTTGTTGATTATGGTGGTGGCCAGATTTTTTCTGGGCCTGTGCGTAAGGTTCATGGTGTGGGTCCGTGGCGTTCTTCGCGGGTGACTATCACGTGTGAGGATGATATTCGTCTGTTGTGGCGTATGTTGATGTGGCCTGTGAATTATCGTCCTGGTTTGGTTGGTATGGAGTGGCGTGCCGACAGGGATTATGCCCACTATTCGGGTGCGGCTGAGTCGGTGGCTAAGCAGGTGTTGGGGGATAATGCTTGGCGTTTTCCGCCTGGTTTGTTTATGAACGATGATGAGAGTCGTGGCCGTTTTATTAAGGATTTTCAGGCCCGGTTTCACTTGTTTGCGGATAAATTGTTGCCGGTGTTGTCGTGGGCTCGGATGACTGTCACGGTGAACCAGTTTGAGAATGTGAAGTTTGATCAGCGTGGTTTGCTGTTTGATTGTGTTCCTGCTGTGACTCGTGAGCATGTGTTGACTGCCGAGTCTGGTTCGATTGTGTCGTGGGAGTATGTGAGGGATGCCCCGAAGGCTACTTCGGTGGTGGTTGGTGGCCGCGGCGAGGGCCGGGACAGGCTGTTTTGTGAGGATGTTGATTCGGCGGCCGAGGATGACTGGTTTGATCGTGTCGAGGTGTTTAAGGATGCCCGTAACACGGATTCTGAGAAGGTGTCTCTCTTCGATGAGGCTGAGCAGGTGCTGCAGGAGTCTGGGGCCACGTCGGGGTTTAAGATCGAGTTGGCTGAGTCGGATGTGTTGCGGTTTGGGCCAGGCAATCTGATGCCGGGTGATCTTATCTATGTGGATGTGGGTTCTGGCCCTATTGCGGAGATTGTGCGGCAGATTGATGTGGAGTGTGATTCGCCTGGTGATGGTTGGACGAAGGTGACTCCGATAGCTGGGGATTATGAGGATAATCCGTCGGCGTTGTTGGCGCGGCGTGTGGCTGGTTTGGCTGCGGGTGTGCGGGATTTGCAAAAATTCTAATTGTTAGGGGTTTGTTGTGGGTATTGTGTGTAAAGGGTTTGATGGTGTGTTGACCGAGTATGATTGGGCTCAAATGTCTGGTCTGATGGGTAATATGCCGTCCGTGAAAGGGCCGGATGATTTTCGTGTCGGCACTACGATTCAGGGTTCCACGGTGTTGTGTGAGGTCCTGCCGGGGCAGGCTTGGGCTCACGGGGTGATGTGCACGTCGAATGCTGTTGAGACTGTGACAGGTCAGCTTCCGGGCCCGGGTGAGACCCGCTACGACTATGTTGTCCTGTCGCGGGATTGGGAGCAGAATACGGCCAAGTTGGAGATTGTTCCCGGTGGGCGTGCGGAGCGTGCCCGTGACGTGTTGCGTGCTGAGCCTGGCGTGTTCCATCAGCAACTGTTGGCGACTTTGGTGGTGTCGTCTAACGGGTTGCAGCAGCAGCTTGACAGGCGTGCTATAGCGGCCCGTGTGGCGTTTGGGGAGTCTGCTGCGTGTGACCCGACCCCTGTGGAGGGTGACCGTGTGATGGTTCCTTCTGGTGCTGTGTGGGCTAACCATGCTAACGAGTGGATGCTCCTGTCTCCCAGGATTGAGACGGGTTCTAAGCAGATCCAGTTTGGCGGGTCTGCTGTGTATGCTTACACGATCCCGTTTGCCCGGCCGTTTAGTAGCCCGCCTATCGTGGTGGCGTCTATGGCTACGGCGGCTGGGGGCACGACCCAGATTGATGTGAAAGCCTACAATATTACTGCCAAGGATTTTAGTTTGGCGTTTATTACGAATGACGGGTCTAAGCCGAATGGTGTGCCTGCGGCGGCTAACTGGATTGCTGTCGGCGTGTAATGTACGGCTTGCGTGTGCGGGACGTGTTGTGGTGGTTGTAGTGGTAGGGGGCTGTAGTGTCATGGTTTACACCTACGCTTGTGGCCTCTCTTTGTACCGCTATCGCTACTGTTCTTGGTTCTATTCAGGCGGCTACGTACAGGTCGAAGAAGAGGCTTAGGCAGTTGTCTGCGCAGGTTGATGCGATGGAAGAGTACACGTGGAATATTCGCCATATTGTTCACCGCTATAACGCGAATTTGCCGGAGAATGTTGAGCCGGTGAAGATGCCTGATTTGCCCGAATTTTTGAAGGATACTGTTGATGGTGGTGGGGGGTGAATTGTGAGGGAGTTGGAGGAGGAGAAGCGGCAGCGCCGCTCGTTTGAGAAGGCTTCCC